GGAGATGGTTGTACGTTTGCTTGTGGTACGCCTCGGCGATCGCCGTGTGAAAGAGATCCGTGTTCTCCTCGGCTTGCTTGCGCAGGCCCGCGCGTTTCTTATCGACCGCGCCCTTGATCACTTCCTGGCGGCTCGGTGTGGTCGAGAGGATACGCAGCAAGTTGTCGCCGCTGCTCACCCCAACCAAGGCAGCCGAGTCGTTCGCGCTCAAGCCGCCCTTCACGAATACACGGTGTTTGCGGAGCTGCGGATCCTTCAGGTACTTTTTCTTTTGCTCGTCGGTCAACGTGCGCGGGTCGATCGCAAACGGCGAGTATCCCGGTTTGTGGTGCGCGGCCTTGGTTTCCTCGGCGTTGCGGAAGCGCGTGTTCTGGAAGTAGCCTTCCGCCGGCGTCAGGAACTTATCGACGACCGCTACGTTCGGATCGTTTTTGATCCGATCCATTTCGATCTCGTGCTGGACTTCGACGGCGATCTCTTCGACGACGTCGATGACCTTGTTCATTTCCCATTTCGCCGAGTCGTTGATCTGCTCGACGATCTGTTGGCGCGCTTCCATCTGCGCCTTGTTGATCGTCTCGACTTCTTTGTCGGACAAGACACCTTCGATCGCCTCGGTGAAAGTCGGCTGATTCAGGTAGTCCGGCTCATTGAAGACGTCGTTCACGGGCTGCGCGGTATTGAGCGCCTGCTCGAGCACTTGCTTGGCGGTGACGTCGTCAGGGAGCGTATCGCGGAGCTTCGTCACGCGCTCGCGCATGACGGCGATCGCCGCTTTGTCGGCGGTCTCTTCGACTTCGTTGACGTCGAGGCGAGCCAAATATGCGTCGGCTACTTCCTTCGATCCCAAGCCTTCAGCAAGGGTTTGGTCGTCAACGTCAGGCATAACTTTTAAGTTATATGCCCTCTCTTCGGGCGACTTCTCGCCGACCTCGAGCTTCGCCCGCAGCTTCTCGCGCGCCTTGACGGCCTCTTCCTGCTTTTGCGCCCACACGCGAGCGCTGTTCGGGCTTGGGCCTTGCGGGTGCAGCTTCACGTACTCGCTGAGTTCCGGGTAGTCATCGACGAGATCGAGGAACTTGTGCGTCTCGACCTTGATCGGCGCGTTGATGGCGGCCGCGGCTTGCCCGGTCGGATCGATGATCTGGCGAACGCGCTCGGCCTTCTCTTCGTTGTCGGCGAATTTTTGCAGTTCCTCTTTGTCGAGATAGACGTGCTTTACGCCGCTCTCTTCGACGATCTGTTGGCGGATCTCCGAGACTTCCTCTTTGGAGATCTTATGTAGACCTGCGGTTTTCGCGACTTCGCTGCTCGCGTCGATCACGTCTTGGAACTCGAGGACCTGAACGGCCTGCTCAGTCGGCGTGCCGAGGTTCTCGGGAATGTCGGTCGGGCGGAACGCTTGCTTTACCGTCTGCGGAATGACTCGCGTTGCACCTTGGTTTTCGAGGATGACGTCTTGGCGCTTTTGCTTCCGGCGAGCGTTCTCGTCGGCATACACCTTCTCGACGCGCGCGATCTCCTGATTGATCTGCACGGTCTGCACGCCGGCGTCCACCGCGGAACCCGCGGCCGCAAACGTGCCGGCCGATGCGGCACCAACGAGCGCCGCTTGCCCGACGCGCCCGCGAGTCTTCGGATCCTTTTCGAGCTTCTCGGCCGCGCGCAGGAGACCGTTGGTGAAGCTCGCCTCGCCGTCCTTGTAGCTGTTGCCGATCTCTTCGCCGACGATCTGCGCGATCTCTTGCAGACCTTCCTCGGTGCCGTTGATCGCCATTGACTTGCCGATACCAAGCAGCGCTTGCTTCATGGCGGAGTTCGCCGGGTTCGAGAGGATCTCTTTGACCGAGCCGGGCGTGAGCAGCTTCTTCATCCACGGAACCGACTTGATCATGAGCTTGTCGGTCACGACCGAGAGCGAGCCTGAGACAACACCAACGCCGTGCGAGATGTATTGCTTCGTTTCGGGGTCGATGTTCAGCGGCCGGCCGGCGGCGTCTGTCGCCTCTTCCAGCTCGTTGAAGGTCTGGCCCGCGGTCGTCTGGTAGGCGTCGATGAACGAGGCCGCCAAGTAACCGTGGACGAGGCCGCTGCGTAAACCAATGCCCGCGCCTGTGAGCGCGCCGGGGCCGGCACCTACGCCACCCGCGATTGAGCCTACGGCGGCGCCCGTGCCCGCGCCGAGCGCGGTCTCCGCGGCGACAATCGAGCCGATCGTCTTCTTGTTGCGGCCGGCGAGCGCGACCATGTCCACGCCCTGCGCGATCACTTCGGCCGGGAGCGTCTCCCAAGGTCCAGTCAGCCCGTAGTCTTTGCGACCGAAGTCTTCCTTGGCTGCCGCGCGGAGCGCTTGCAGGCGCAGCTCATCGTCGTCGGTGAACTGATCGGCACCAACGCCGCCCGCGCGCAGCTTCTTCCAGCCGAGATCAATCATCTCGCGCTCGGGGCCGATCTTGCGGTCGATGGCGTTCTTGGTCGTGCCGATGAACGCTTCGGTTCCTTTGTTGATCGCCTCGGCGCGCTGCACTTCGCGGCGCCCTTGCTCGGCGAAGAAATTCTGCACCTTGTCCGTGAACGAGTTCCAAGTGCTTTCGATCCAAGAGAGCTTGTTCGCGTCCGGCGCGATCGCCGCGGCGTGATCCGGCGACGATGCGATGTTGCGCGCGACAACGGGAGTCGCCGCCGTCGGGAGCGAAAGTGCCTTCACTTCCGGCTCGAGCGTCTCCTTGTTCTCCTGGTAAATTTCGGGAGTCACTCCGAAGACGCGCGCGCCTTGAATGTTCTTCACCGCTTCGTCTTGCGGCTTGTTGGCGAACTGCGTTTGCGGGGTGATGTCCTCGCCTCTCATTGCTTATCCTTGTTGGCTTTTGCGAAGGCTGCGACCGCTTCGATGTCGGCTTTCTTTCTCGGATCGAAGATCCTTCCCGGATTCGCCTTCTGCCATTTCACGACCCAAGCCTTCTTTTCCTCGAAGGTCATTTCGCTCGTCTCGGTCTTTGCCGGCGTCTTCGGGGCTTCACGCTTCGGCGGCGGAGCGCTTTGGAATTTCTGCGGCTGATCGCTCATGCCGGTAAACGCTTCGCCCTTGATCTTCTTGGCGACGAACTCGCGCACCCACTTCTGTTGCTCGACGACTGACGTTCCGGGCGGGAACGATTCGATCGCGATCATCATCTCGTCGTAGGCTTGAACGCGCTTTTTGTCGGACTTGGGCGTCCACTTGCCGAAATCTTTTTTGAGGTAGCCCGCGCCGTAGAGCTGGTTCTCGAGCTGCTTACCCATGTACGAGACCATCTTGCTTTGCTCAACACCGGTCGTCTCGTTGTCGGACTTCCACTTCCGCTCAAACGCCGCGCGGTCTTTCTGGTTGAGACCCGCGGTCGCGTGTAGGAAGTCGGCGTAGTTCATGCCCTGGAAATGGCCGCCGAGCGAGAGGTCGTAGACTTTCGCTTTGACGGCTTCGTCGGAGTTCTTCGGGGCCGCGACGAGCTTTTCGAGCGCTGCGCGCTGCGATTGCTTCAAGCGCCCTTCGAGACGCTTGTACGTCTCGTCGTCTTTCATTTCGGCGAGCGACACGAAGCCCTTGCTCGAAACGTAGTCGGCCAGGTTCTCGTAGGTCTCTTTCGCTGCGCGGTCCTTGGCGTTCTGAATCCGACGCTGTTGAGCATCAAGGATCTCAAGCGACTTCTCGCGGACCTCGAGATTGGCAATCTTCGTGAGCTTCGCCATCGCCGCTTCCGGATCCATGAACTTCACTTGGTCCACGGCAAGAAGCGCCTGGTTCTTCACTTCGGAGTCTTTGTTGCCTTTGACGAGCTTCGTCTTCGTGTCAGCGAGGATGTCGTCTTTGTACTTCTCCATCAGGTACGCGGCTTCCTCGGTCTTGCCGGAAGCGTTGAGCGTCGTGATGGCGTTTTCGAGAGCCTCGGACGTGTCCTTCCTGATCTGCATTGCGAGCTGCGGAGTCAGGCGCTCGTTGCCCTGCTCGTCGGTCGTGAGCAGCCGATTGCGCCGGCCGCTGTCGATGCGGAGCTTGCGGATCTCGTCGAGCTGAACCTCGAGCGAAAGGAACGTGTCCGGATCCTTGACGTCGGCAAGTTCGATTGCACCAAGCACTCCCTCTTTGCGGAGGTTGATGGCGTCTTCGGTCGTTTTCTTTTCGTAGGTGGCGTACTGAAGCTGCTCGCTCACGGCACGCTGATCGCGCAACGTGAGGTTCGTGCGGTCGATCTTCTCGAGGATCTTGCGCTTGGTGCGCTCGTCGGCGCCCTCGTAGTTCTTCAGGATCTCGTCGCGCCAAGTGTTCGAGTCTTGGTCGAAGCGCGTGTAGGCGTCGGTCGGATCGCCTTCGATCGATTTCGCCTTTTGCAGCTCGGTCTTGTATTTGACCTCGTAGTCGCTGGCGGCCTTGGTCGCGGTGAGATCGATCGCCTGATCTTCGAGATCGTAGGCGTAGTTCAATCCCTTCTGAGCGAGGTTCTCGATGGCGCCGGCGGTTTGCGCGACGGCCTTCGTGCCGTCCGGAAGATCGACGTCGATACGACCGACCGATTCCGGTGCAGACGGTCCAATGCGCTTGAGTTGTGGGATCTGAACCGGCATATCACTTCCTCGCGTAGTAGCTGAGACCCGTGTTGGCCGCGCCGATCACCCCTTGGGTAATAGCCGCCGACGCATTGATCTCGGACTGCGCTCGCTGCATTGTGCTTCCAAGACGAATGTTAGCGGCTTCCCGCTTCAAGCCAAGTGCTTTCGCGCGCGCCTGAGATTGAATCTCCATCTTGTTCAAAAAACCGATCAGCCGCGTTTCCGCCTGGACTTCGGCGGCCGTTCCGTAGTTGACGTCCACGTTCTGCGCCACAAAGCTCATGCGCTGCTCGGCGACCGCTTCGTCGATCGTAGACTCGTACGCGGCCTGCTCGGTATGACCGAACTTCTCCGCCTCGTAGGCGTCGATCTCGACGTACTTGGCGTTCATCTCGTTGACCATCGACGTGATCCGCGCCTGTTGTCGGATGAGACCCGCTTGTTGGATCCCCGCTCCGATTTGCATCGCCGCCATCGCGGCCGCTGCGTACCCGCTCATATTTCCTCCTGCCGCCGCTGCGCCCGTTGACGCAGCCGCCGTCGTTCCGCCACCGCTCGCGCGCGTATCGGGAACGTAGTACCTGTTCCCCGGCGCGCTCATCGGTCTCCACTCGCCCATCCGTTACCTCCGCAGATCTTCGAGATCCGGCGTGATCGAAAGGATCTCGAAGTGAACGGGATCGACTTGGCGCAGACACACGCGCCCGTTCGAGTCCCAGTCACCCGGAAGAGTCACTTCGACCTTCTTGGTTTGCGGAGCATCGTAGCGGTTGGCGAGAATTTCTTGATCTTCAGATTCATTTGCGTCGATCGAACCGATCTCTTGCATATCGGTCACGAGGTCGTCGTCGGGGAACGTGTTGCCGACGTAGAGGCCGCGCGAGCGATGCACCTTCACGTAGACCTTGTTCACCGTGCGCGACTCGTTGGCGACCGGCCGCTGTTCGACCGTCGCGATGTCGAGCGTTTCAATGTCGCCGACAATGGGTCGGCCGATATGAACGATCGCACCAAGGTACTCGTCGGGCAGCGTGATCGAGCCGCCGGACACCGTCAGTTCCGGGTAGTCCATTTCGTCGTTGTTCGGCGAACAGAAGACGTAGCCATCAACGATCACGGCGACGTCTTCGCCTTCCATGTGATCGAGACCCGTGAACGTCTGCTTGGCTTGGTACAGTCGCGGGCTTGTCAGGTAATCCTCGGGGAACTCCGCCGACGGCTGAACCGTCACGACGTTATTGCTTGTGCGCGCGGTGACGACGAGATCAACCGTCGAGCCATCATCGGGATTGAAATGGCGGAACGTCGTTCCGACCGCACCAAGGGTGCCGGCCGTGAAAAGCCCCTGCGTGCCGCAAGAGAGTTCCATCTCCGCTTCGAGATCGTCGGGATCCGAAGGTGTCAGCGTGAAATCGTTCGAGCCGGTCAACTCGTCGTTGAGAAGCCGCGACCACGAGACCATCGAATCCATGTAGGCGATCGTCTCTTTCATCGGCGTCTCGGGATCATCGACGAGATCTTCGGCGAAGGCGTAGCGCGGAACGCCCAGCTCGATGTAGTGCGTGCCGTCTTTCTCGACGACCCAGATCGTTTGTCCTTCGACGGGCACGAGGTTGATTTGATCCGTACCGCGAGTTGTGGCGGCAACGTAGACGACGTTAATCGCCGTGTTGGAATCGTGGCGCGTCCACGCGCGCATCTCGTGGTCTTCCTCGTACGTGAAGCCCGCGAACGTGCCGTCGCTGAACACCACCCAGAGCATCGGCATTTGCCCGCTCTCGAAAGCCCACGACTTGATCGTCTTGCCGACGAAGAGGTGGTCGCTGAAGATGCTCAGCTCTTGGCCGAGGTATGACCCTTTTTCCTGCGACCACATGAGTCGACGGATCGTGTTGCTCGAGCTATCGACGAAGAGAACGCCGCCAGGAATCGCGATCGGCGGAACGCGGTAGTCGATGATCCAAGAGCCTTTGCGCTCGAGACCCAAGTTGGTTGTGCTTAAAACGCCCGTGTGCAAATAAGGGCCGTCGGTCGTGAACGCCACGAGACCGTCGCTCTCAATCATGCGAAGGATAGTTGCGGCGTTGGCGTTGCGGAACGTGAGTGCCGAGTCGGCGCTCAGCGGGTAGTCGCGATAGAAGTTGTTCGGATAGCCGGGTCGGCTCGCTTCAATACCGGCACCGTTCGCCATCAAGAGGCGCTGCTGGTAGAAAGCGCCCGTCGGCGAGAGGAGTGCTGTCGGACCGCTCGAGCCGCGCGACTGGATACCGATGCTGATCGCCGGCGGCGTGTTGGTGTAGTCCGCAGCCTGGCCAACGTCCTTGAACGTGCAACGGCGATCGGTGCCGCTCGTGCTGAACGAGGAGCTTGATCCGATGTAGCCGAAAGCACCGCCGCCGGCCGGTCGCCGGTAGACGCGCATCTCGGTAATGAGCGACGTCATCGACGTCGTGCCGACGCTGACCGTGAGCGTGTTGATCTCGCCGGCGTTGATCGGAAGACCGTTGCCGGATCCTGCCGTCGAGAGCGTGCCTGAGACGAGCGACTCTTGGCCGCTCATGATCTTCGTGAAAACGTACTCGACGTCGTAGCCCGTGCCGGCGAAAGTGACCGCGCCACCACCAAGCAGTGTCGGGGCTGCGGGCGCATAGAAGGTGCTTGCGAGCGGCATGAAGCCGCCGCCGGGGCCGCCGAAGAAAAGCTCGGTCGCTTTGCCCGCGCAGAAGATGTAGACAAAGCCGCTTGGGCCATCGACAAAGTGAAGGAGATCGAGATCGTCCTCGGTGTAGCTCGTCGAGTGTTCTTCGATCATCGGATCGGGGTCGTTCGGAACGAATACCCGCACCCAGCTATCGGTGAACTCGAGGAACGTGCCGACGTTCGACATCGGCCAAATGACCGCGCGGTTCCCGGATCTTGTCGTGGTGAAGTGCTTGCGACCCGGCCGCGAGATGAGGCGACCGGTTTTGCCGACGGCGACGTTACGACCGGTCGCGAGACCTGAGTCGTATTTCTGAAGCGTCGTCCGCTCGTGCAACGCGGGATCGATTTCACCCGCCGAAAAACTCGCTTGAACCTTCAGCGCCATTATCTTGTCCTTGCTTCAACAAACTCCGATTCGATCGCTTCGTCAACGTAGTTGAAGTTCTCGCGACGATCCTGTTCCTGCGCCTCGGTCTTGGCGATGATGTACTGCTTTTCGAGCGACTCCATGAGCTTCTGCGCGCCCTTGCCCGTGATCAGCGGCGAGGACATACGCGCCAGCCGCAGAGCCACGGCCATGCCCGCCTGCGCGCTCAGAAGGTTCGGATTCATGTCGGCCGAGATGAACTCGCCAACAGCTTCCGCCTCGTTGGTGAAGATGGCGCGCTCGCCGTTGTAGATCCGAACGATCTTCGGGATGTGCGTCGTCCGATTATCGACGATTTCGCCCGAGAGGATCCGCCGAAAGAAGGCGCATTTCACCGGGTACTTGTAGGCGTAACCCCAATCGTCGTTCGGATCAGTCGCGACCAACGCGAGGGTTTCTTGAACGGAGGTGGAATCGAGATCGAGATCTTCGAGCGTAGACCAGAAGGCGACGTCCCAGTTCGTGCGAAGCACCTTGGCTTCGTTGGACGAATCGGTGTCGGCGTCCACGATACGACGTTGCAGGAGAAGCGCATTCAGAGCCAAGTTGAAAATGCTCGCTTTGGTATGCACTTCTCCCGCCTTCCCTCGGCGGGCTTACTTACCCGCCTCTTCTTTCTCTTTCAGTTTCGCCTCGAACTCAGCTTGGCGCTTCGCGCGCTCGGCCATCTTCTTGGCTTTCGCATCGTCCTGCCGCTTCTTTTCGGCGGCGGGATCCGCGAGGCGCATCCAAGATCCGAGTTCGCTCATGTCCACGATCTTGAACTCATCGCCCGTCGCTCTGCGCGACATACGATAGTAGCCGGGACGAACGGCGACGACGTCGATTCCTTTTTTCGGCTGTTTCACTTCTTTCACCGAAGAGGATTCACCCTTCGGATTCTGAAGCAACGGCTTCGGATCGACACCCTCGGGAAGCTGCTCGGCGGAGGATTTCTCCTCCATGCCGGGAAGCTCGGGTGCGGCGTTTTCTTCGCCCGGAAGAGAAGGCATCTCTCCGACGGGCGGCGCGGGCATACCGCGATTCCCTTGTTTGTTGCCGCTCATGATTAGGCCTCAGAGCCGACGACTTTAGGGAACGACTTGTAGCGGGCGATCTCGTCTTGCGGGACGAGGTAGATGTCCGCAGTGATCGTCGTCGTGCCGCCCGTGATGGTGACGCGCGCGCCGAGGTACTGCTTGTCCATCACGCCGGCCGGGATCGGCACTTCGAGAAGATCGCCGAGCTGCATGTCTGCGGCTGCGACTTGAACGCTCGAGAGCGCTTCCACGTTCGACGTCAGAGCCGCGTTGTCGGCCTGAATCGCTTCGACCGTCATCGTCGAGCCTGCGCCCTGAGCCACCGTTGGCATCACCAAGAGCGCCATGCGGCGGCCCATGCCGATGTCTTGTGCGGCCGAACCCTTTTTGTAAGAGTTCGTCGAGACCGTTGCGGCGCCGGTGAAGGCCTGCGCTACGGACAGTTGGTTCTCAGCATCGAATCTCATTGAGAGACCTCCAAAGAAAAATTTGAAATCGAATCCTTTTACGAGAACGGCCGTTCCTAATTTCTCAGTTCTACGTTCGCAACGATTACGCTGTGACAGCGGCTTCGCTGTTGAGCAGCGCGTCCGCACGGCGGATCGGGCGACCCAAGAACGTGAGGATCTGCTTGCCACCGAAGTTCTCGAACGTCAGACCGGCGCCAGCGCCGACTTTCGTGAGAGCTTGCTTGTGGAGCATCGCCTCGAGAGTGCGGTTCATGTACCACACGCCCATGCCGTTCGACGGGTTGTGGATCTTGTACGCGAGGCTGATCATGAGATCGATCAGATCCGCGGCCGAGATGCCCGAAGTGAGAGCCGACACGTCGATGTTCGCGATCCGGCCCGCTTGGCGGTAATCCTTCACGACGAGACCGTGGTCGATTTCAAACTGTTCTTCGTAGCCCCAGAACGAGCCGGCGTTGCCGTCGCTGTCGAGAGCTTGGATCTGAACGAGCTTACCGCCCGCCGAACGATCCGTGCGCTTCAGGCCGGCTTGCGTTCCCGAAGGATACACGCCGAAGACCGAGCGCTCGCCCCAATGGATGAGAAGGATGGACGTGTTGTCCGAACCGCTGCCGCCTGCATCGACGATCTGTTCCGACGTCGGCTCGCTGGTCGCCAGCGTGGAGTAGATGTCCATGAAGCCCGCGACTTTGCGGTTGGACGAGGTCGGCGATCCGTAGATCGTCAGGTTCGCGTGCTCGATGGCGTGCGCCTGAATGTGACCTTGAGCTTGGTTCCAGCGGTTGTAGGCGACGCGATCGGCGCCGCCGCGCTTGGCGACTGCTTCGTCGATCTGCGACTTCGACTCGAAGTGCGCCGCGGTGAACTCGCGTTCTTCCGTGGTGCTCTTGCTCGCCGGGATCGCCTGGTTCGCTTTCCGGTAGTAGACTTCCGGCAGCGAGGAGCGGATTTCTTCGGTGTGCTTCGTGCCCTCGTTCATCTCCATGTACGGGATGTCTTCGAGCATCGGGTTCTCTTGAACGAGAACCTCTGCGACTTTGCCGATTTGCTTGTTCTTCGACTTCGCGACGTCGGCGAGCGTGAGAAGTTTACTACCGAGAGCTGCCATTCAAAATCCTCCGTGGAAAATCACGTATTGTAAAAGTCCAAAGCGTCGTCCTGTTCCTCGTTCTGTGCAGGAGGCGCAGGAGGATTCCCTGTTTTCAACGACTCCGTTGAATACAGATGATTCCCGAGCTTAGCCAAATCGCGCATAACATAAGGAGGCAGCATCGACTTACGTTCCGTCAACACCTTTTTGGTGTTCGGCATGAACTCTTCGATGACCTTCTCTGCGCGCTTGACGTTGAAACCGAAGTTTTCCCCACCAAAGACGGGGTCGCTCTTGAGTTCCGAGTGCCAGCGCTTGCGCGTCTCTTCCTGCTCTTTCTTGAAATCGGCCTCTGCTTTCGCCTTCGCTTCTTCGGCAGCTTTCAGTTCCGACTTTCGTTTCTCAACAAATTTTTTCGCCTGCGCCTCGCTCAACTCGAGATCCTTGGCTTCTTTCTTGAGCTTAGCGAACTCGTCGTCGGCTAAACCTTGCGAGTCTAGCTTGAAGCCAAGGTCGATTTCCTCGGCCTTTTTCTCAGGCTCGGGCGCCGGCGGATCCTCTACTTTTTCAGGATCATCGCTGTATCCGCTGGCGGGAGTGATGTCTTTCTCGTCTGCGGCCTTCTGAGGTTCGGATTTTTTTCCGCCCTCTCCGCCTTCGTCCTTCGTTCCCTTCGATGCAGATGCGGCTCCATCGGCCGGTGGTTCTTTCGCGTATCCGAGATCATCGAATGCGTCGTCCTCCGCCGGCTTGTTGTCGCTCACCGGAGGCTTGGCCGCGGCCGCCGGCGCTGGTGCGGGTTTCCCGCCTCCGCCGCCGCCTCTATCGGCTTCAAGTTGTTCCAATTTGAGCATCTGCATAAAGTTTCGCATACCGTTCCTTTTCGTTGTGCGCGAGCAGTTGCGCCGCTACCTCGGGACTTGCCTCGGCAACGAGTTGAAAGATCGAGTTGCCTGCCCGCAAAAAGCCCAACTTGTCTGCCAAGAGCGTCCCTTCGATTCCGACTTCGGGGAGTTGAGCCACCTCGAAGTGCTTGAAGAGATACCTGAAGAGAACAGGACCGGATGCAGTCGCAAGGATCGCGCGAATCGCGAGGAGAACATCGCGGTGTTCGATTGCGGCCTTGCGATCTTCTTCGGTCATCAAGTCCTGACTCATCAATTGACGTCGGACCAGGCTCCGTTGCCGACGCCGAGAGGCGCCCAACGGTCCGCACCAACAGCTTCAAGAGTGATGCTCGAGCCGATGTCCGTGCAGCGAATCGCATCGCCCGCGCTCGGAGTGATCGCAGCACCCGTGCCAGCAGCCACGGAGTTCACCGGGCCAATCACGTCAGTTGCATCGTTGGGGTTCACGTCGAAGTCGTCGGCCGTTCCGCACACGAAAGTGTAGCGGCAACCAAGGACAGTCGATGCTTCAGGGAGAGTCACGACATCGGCGCTATCGCTGACGATCGTCGATCCGCATTGAGCGCTCGTGAGAGTGGTCGTCGAACCTGCGACTTGGTTCTGAAGAACGCCGGCGTTGGTGGAAACCATGTTCAGCTTTCCGCCCACCTTCGTGCATGTCAGACCTGTGCTGCATGTCACCTGGCTGAAAACGCCGAGGTTCGTGCTGCTTTGAAATGCCTGGAAGCCCGCGAGAGCGGGGATCGCTACCAGCAAGGCGAAAACGAAACCGATGAGTCCTTTGCTTTTCATTTTGCTCTCCTATTATTGAGCTTTAAATCCCAAATCTTTTGCCGCGCCCGCAACCGCCGGAAGCGTTTCTTGAAGTGCCTGCGCGCGCTGTGCTTGCGCCTGCGCCTGCTGCCTCAAGGCGTCCACCTTGGCCTGCGGGTTGTTCAATCCTGCTGGTAAGAATAGCCGATCTTCATAAAGGTCCGCGAGCTTGTCAATGTTGACCTTGTCCCAGATCCGCGGGTTGAGCTGACCAACGTTCGAAACCATATTGATGTAACGGTCCACGGCCGGCAGATCCGCTGCCTTCTGGGCTTGCGCAAATACCGAGATAAACTCAGGTCGTAGGAAATCGCCGGCGAGATCTTCGGGCGGTTCCTCCAAGTAAGGATCGGTGTCGAGAACGAAGTCCATCACGAACTCGACAACGGGTACGTTGTGAGTCCAATTGAGCGACTGAAGGTTCGGACCAATGATGAGCTGTTGCTCGTTCACGATCGCGTTCGTTTCGGTCGCCGTGCGGGTCTTCGGGTTTCGGCTCAGATACAGCAAATAATCGGCGTAGTAGATCTTGTCGATCATCTGACGAAGATCAGTCACGTCTTGAATGAGCGCGCCGATTGCCGGGTTGACTTCAAAGATCGGACGCAAGCCCTTCTGAGCCATCGAGTTCGCGTCGAGCGGCACGTAGGAGTTCGGTGCCGAAGTGATGTATGACTTCTTGAGCGAGGCCGGCCCCTGAAGCGGCGGTCGGAGCATCTGCTCGAGCGCTTGGTCCTTGCCGATCGCTTTCTTGTTGAGCGACTTGATCAAGCCGAGAGCGTCGAGCGTCGGACCTTTTTCGCCGTACTCGTATGCGCCTTCGGTCGATTTGCCGACGATGAACGGCTTGCGCTTGGAGTAGCTGATCTTCAGATACTTCTCGCGGTCGTTCATGTTCATCGGGTTGATGCCGTCTTCGCCGAACGTGCCGGTGCGCTGGTAATGCGGACCGCGCTGCCCGCCAAGTTCGTACGTGAGGCTCACCCATTGGCGGTTCTCGCCACCGACGGGCTGCTCGGGATCGAAGTGCTCGTTCTTGTGGACGACGTTCACGACATCAACGACGTGCGTGTAGTTCGCCTCTTCGTACATCTTGCGGACGTCGGAAGAGAAGTTCGACCAATCCCAATTGCCGTTCTTCTTCACGCCGTACATCTCGACGAGCGCTTTCACGTTGAGCGAGAACTCGCGCACGAGAACGATCGCTTCGCCGTAGCCGTCATTGATGACCTTGTAGGCGCCGGGAACGAGGTTGTGGAAAAACAGCCGCGCGCCCGGAAGTTCGTCGATGTAGTATGCGCCGGTGTTGAAGACGCCGTAGTCGTAATAAAACTGGCCGGCGGCATGGTAGAAGTTCGACGTCGAAAGGCACGAGAGCGTGCGCCGCGTGAACTTGTCGAGCCAGATGTGGTTGTCGGGCTTCAGGTTCTTTTCCGGATCCGAAGAACCGGTGCGATACCAAGGCCGCGTGGCGGACGTGTTGCCTTCGAGGAAGCCGGCGACGAATGAGCGGAGCGCCAAGATGTGCGTCGGATCGACGACGTGATAGTTGTTGCGCTCACCCTCTTGCTGCGAGAGCAGCCATTTGATCCGGTGAGGCAGCGCCCATTTCCCGCACTCGATCCACGTCGCACGACACGGATCGAATTTTTGATCAGCTTGGCTTCGTAGATATTCGCAGTGCTGCTTGTTGAACTTCATAACCCGAGGAAGTCCGTTTCATCCGAGAGAGTGTTGGCGCGCATCGCGGTGCCGCGGCTTCTGGCGGCGGCAGAGCTGCGGATTGCGCGGGCGCCGCTCGAGGCGGCACGATCTTCTTGCTCGCGCTGCATCTGCTCGTTGAGCATCTGCGTGCGGCGGGCGGCGTCTTCACGTTGCACGGCTTCGCCGGCTTTGTTCGCCTGTTCGCGCGCAAGGTTTCGTCCGGTGATTTCACCCAAGCCCTCGTCGAGAGCGTGAGTCAGGCCACCAGCGCGGAAACCGCCGGCTTCGGAGTCGTATCCGACGAGACCGCCAGTGGCGATATTCGTGATGACATCGACGAAGTTCCCGTTCCCCTTGCTGCTCATTCAGGTCTCCAAGCGATATGTTTCCTCGAGCTTCTCGAAGCCGAGCTTTTCAAGCGAGCGAGGCCGAATATTCGTTGCGCTGGCGATGGTTGTAAGAACATGATTCGCATGAGCCCGTCCGAAGTCAATAAATTCATCAAGAAGCAGCTTCGCCGCGCGAGTTCCGGACTTGGCATAGAGCGTGTCTTGCATCAGAATCCGGACCTCCGGATCGAAAACACTCTCAAAAAGTCTAGCCGCCATAAGCCCGACGGGTTTACCGTCGCGGTAGCAAATCGCGATGCGACCGCCTTGGCGGAGATAGCGCCGGATCCGAAAGTTGCGCCAGTCAAAGGTTCGCCCGTATCGCGCGCTCAAATCATCGGCCGATTCCGCTAAAAACTCGCGGAGCGTCCCGGACAAAATTTGTTCCAGAGTGAGACACTCAACCGTATAGGCGTCGCGCTTGGTCATCCAAATCCTCGTACGGGTCGCCGTGATCAGGCATCGTGTACGCCGAGTCGCCCGTTCTGAAACGATCCTCTCCGCCGCCGATGTCGTTTTCCGGCAGCCGCTCGAGCACCGGATACGCTCCGCCCAACACCAAGACGTCGGCGACGTCGGGCGATTGTCCCACGCGTGTTTTGATTTCGGTCTTCGCCTCGGCGAGTTTCTTGAGCGTGATCTTGTGCCGGCCGCCCTTCGTCCAACAGAGCTGCTTTCGGATTGCTTCGATCCATTCTTCGCGTTGCTGCTGATCGATCGACGAGTGAACGGCGAGAACACCTCCGCCTTGGAGGTACTTGTTGAACTCGTGGTACATCTGCGCGCGAATGTTGTGGTAGTCGGATTCCTTCGGATCGGGCTTGTCGTTGGGAGAGCTTGCGAAGCTCACGAGCTGCCAGTTCGTCTTGCCTGCGTTGACCGCGAGCGTGTAGATGCCCGTGCCCTCGCCTTGGTCGATGAAGACCGCATCGGCTTTCAGCTCATGCTCCCATTTCACGAGCCGCGCGTACGTCGTCATGTGCGTATCGCCCTCGGCTTTGTTGAGCTTGAACTTCTCGAGCAAGCAGGTGTACGGCCCCTGACGGTACGCGATCGTCGTCTCGTCGCCGCCCGTCCACGCCGGGTCGCACATGAGAATGAGCGGCAGCATCGCGACCGAGTCGGGATCGAAGTTCTTTGCTCTACCAAGGGCAGCGTCCACGTTCTCAAGCGAGATGATCGAGTCCTTCGACGTCTTCCGCGGCAGTCCCCGCACGCGGACACGGAACTCGTCGTGATCCTCGTTGCCGTTGCACTCGAGCAGAATGTCTTTGATGAAGCTGCGATCGACGTGCTTGAGCGTGCGCGTATCGATGCGGCGTGCGCGCCACAAGGGCGACGTCATGTTCTGTTCGAACTTCGACTCAGGATCGTCGGAGTTCCCGAAGGCCATCATGATCTTGATGGTGTCGGTCTCAGTGAACGCTCCGCGGGTGTAGTCCCAGATCTTTGCTGGGATACCGGGCGCTTCCTCGAAGATGTAGAGGACGCAGTAGCCTTTGTTGTGCAGACCCGAGATGCTCGCAGGAGATTCCTCGCTCCATGTGACCGTGTCGAGGCGCCAGACATCGGCGAGCTTTTCGTTCTTTGCCTTGATGGATGTCCCGAATTTCTCGAAGAACACGTCGTGAAACCGCGCGCGCCGATACCAGAGATCGTATTCCGGCCAGATCACGGACTTCATCTGCGGATCCGTGTTGGCGGTGATCCGCCCTTTCACCCGCTGCGTGTACATGAGCATGATGACGGTCATCGCACCGAAGGATGTCTTGGCCGCACCGTTACCGGAGGAGATGATCAGCCGGTAGGCTTGGTAGCGCGTGACCGGATTCTTTAAATGCTCAGAGAGCTTGCGCCATTCCTCGATCTGCCAGTCGTACGGCGCCATGTGCTCGAGTTCCGAGCCCTTCTCGCCGAACGGGAAGATGATGTACGCGAGCTTGACGAAGTCGTACCGGTTTTCATGAATGAGCTTTGAGAACAGCTCGAGATCTTCGCGGTTGTACTTCATTCATCGTCCTTCGCAAGCTCGAGTAGGTTTGCCGTGTTCTCTTCCTCTTCGACCTCGATCACGTTGTCGGCCCGTGGTGCTGGCAGTTGCGCTTGTTGAGCGGTAACGTCGATCGCCTGCGCGCGCTCTGCACCGCGGGTAGCACTCTCAAGAAGAACCGATGCCATATTCGCGGTGACGTCGTGCTCGACCTTCTTGGTCTCCTTGAAGATGTCCTTTTCGCGACCAAGGAGTTCGGCCGCTTTGAGCTTGTCGTAGAATTCGTACTCGATGATCTCGCCGACGAGCACTTTCATACCGTTGGGGTCGGTCTCGTAGAGGTTTTTCACGCGCAGCTTTTTTAAGTTCCGGCGCGCCTCGGGGGCGATGTCTTTTAGGTGCTTCTTGTAGCTGCCGTCCGGATTTTCCAGCTCGATCGGGTCGAAGGTGACGGCCTCTTTGACCTTCTCGATCACCTCGCTCGCATCGTAGCCGTATTTCATCACGCTCTTTTGCGTGAGCCGCTCGATCGCCAAGTGAATGTCGGGCCGCGAGCGTAGGTTGCGCCCGCTTTTCGTTGTAAGCCCCGCCTCGCGCGCAGCCTGGCCGGCGTCGCGGCATCTCATGTAGGCGGCGATAAAGCGCAGCACGTTGGGATCCTCGCGGTGCTCGGCGAGCAACGTCGTGCGGAGAATGTATTGGGTCTCGTCCTCGTTGAGCTTTCCCTGCTCGTTCCCCATAGGTGGCGTCGGCAGCGGACCAAGGGTCACGGGTGCCGGCTCGGGGTCGGGTTGTGGCGTGCTTTGGCGATTCAGACGCGGAGGCACGGGAAAGCCTGAGAATTTATTCATTTACCCAAGGGTGCTTGGGGATGGTGCAGAAAGTCAACACTGTAAAGGGTCCAAGCTGCAAGCAGCGAGGCCGGCCGGAAAGAACGTATCGAGCCTAGCGTGATGGGAGGGGAGATGGCAAGAGGAAAATGCGGGGAGATCTATACACATTGTTTAAAGACGTTTAACCCTGGAAAATTACACAAGTTTTTGAGACGACCTTTATGGAATTTTTCGCCCTCGCGAATTTTCGCCCTACCCCCTCCGAAACAAAATCTCTTCAAAATTATTCTCAATAAACAATAAAAAAACCCGGCTCGCAGGCCGGGTCTCAGCGGAGCTTAGGATGTAGGCGGGGCGGTTAGTACGTATCGCACGGATGGTCTTGGTACGCCTCACATTGGGCGATACACTCGGCGTCCGTGGTACAGGTATAGCGGAACGGTCCGACCGTGGACCTATAGGTAGAGCATCCCGAGGCGAGACACGCGCTAGCGATGACCGCTAGTAGCGCGTATATCCAAAACCAATGTCTCATTCCGCGTCTTGAGTGTTGCGCAAACGTCCATTTTCCTCGTTCAGTTCCATGGCGTTACATTTCCAGGTCTTTTCGCCGTTGGCGATACGCTCGCCCGCGGCGTCAAGAGCCGTGCCGATAGCAGTATGAAACGTATACTTGGAGCCGGGCAGCGATACGGGATTGCCGCTCGGTCCGACCTTAATACGACGACAACGGAACACGGGTTCTTGTTTGGCCGCCCGCTTGACGGCTTCTTTAGCGGAGATCTTCGCGCCTTGCTCCTCGGCGTGGAACGTCGTGCCCGCCTCGGCGGCAAGGGACAAGAATAGAGCGATGAGACCGGCGATAATAGCGTGCATCGGGTTACGACGTTGACCGGCGGAAACTACGTTAAACATTGTGTGCCTCCTTTAGGCGGGTTAGGTTTAAACAGTGTGTATACGTTTAGCAATCGTCGTACCTATCTATTGAGCATTATACAGCGTTACACAGTGTTTAACCGTGAATAAATTTAACGCCTGTCAAGCATTTACACAGTGTTTAAAAATGACTAATGGTCATTACAATGTTGAAAATTACGGATGCGCGCTGCGTCATCTACATAACTATGTATAATCATTGGACAAACCAACGAAATAGCATTTGTCAAGCGCTAAAACGGGGTAGCGGGGCGTGAAATCGTACACAATGTTGAAATGATGCGCCGCGCGTGCCACGGCTAGCATTTTACGGGCATTAGCGCCGCGTCAAACGTAACATAAATTTATTTTTCGCTTCCTCTATTGACGCTAAAAACCAAGCATGATAACATAACTAGACGTATCTAGGCATAGAGGAGTGATCGTTCAGAGAACTACTCCTCTAGCTGCAAAGATGCTCTAGTTATGAGCCCCCTCGCAGCGCGGCAAAACACCCCTAAACATTGTTGGAAGAAATCTAAAGGCACTAGCACTGCGTCAATCGCTTGCGCAAGGCAGCAATCGAAGCCCCGCCACAGCTCTCAATTCTATAAACATTGTAAATAATTCCTACAGCATAAACATCGTTGCAATCAGCATACACTTAGTTTATCCCTAATCACATCTAACCCGTGAAGGAAGGAGATAAACCGCAATGATGACTCTCATAAAAGCGGAGCGTCCCGATATGCTCGCGCAGCTACAAAGTATCATCGACGAGACGAAGACTTGGTTACGCGCAAGACCCGAGGACTTTCGCGAGTTCCCCGGCGATCCGCGTGGCTTCACGGTCAAGCTACACGCGCCGAACGGGCAGGTTTTCAACACTTGGGGAGGCGCTGAAACCGGTTACGGTATCGGCGACAAGAGCGCATGAAAGAGAACTTTGACGCTCAACTCGAGAAGTTCCTAGAAGGCGTGCAAAAGCTCTGCGATGCGGCCGACATCGACGCAACACTCAGCGTGATGCCGGGTCCGAAATACCTACGCATCGTAAAAGAGTGGGGAGGACAGCGGTCGGTCTACTGCTTTGTTGAACGTGCAACGGGCGATGTGCTCAAAGCCGAGAGCTGGAAGAAACCGGCCAAACACGCGCGAGGCAACATCTATGACGAATCCAACGGCCTGGCTCGCTGCAAGTGGACCGGCCCGGAGTATCTGCGATGAACCTACAGGAGTTGAAAAAAGCCGGCTGGAAAATCGATGACACCGTTTACCCGCATTTTGCTTATCGTGGACCGCGCTTTCGCCCTACGGCTCACATGACGGTGCCAACGGAAAAAGAGCGCGAGCTTCAGGAAGAGGTTTTGCGTCTGCGCATGGAAGTTGCGCGGCTCAAGGAGTTCAGTCGTGGCACGAATGATTAAATACCCCACGAAATGTTTCTACTGCGGAAAAATGATGGCCGCAGGAAAAGCGTTTTTGCATCGAGCGCAGGGACGTTGGCTCTGTCATTGTCCCGAGTGCTACGAGAGAAAGAAAGAAGCGAGCCGATGAGATATCGAATCGAGTATTTCCAAGGCGAGCGAGGATCATTGCAGAGAACGGTTTGCCATTTTGAGAGGGACAGCGACTTGGTAACGGCGGGCTTTTTGTTCTTGGCGCTCATTTTTTACAAGGGAACTCTATGAACAACACACTCAAAACTCTGATCGAGAAGGTCCAATCAAAGGCCGACGAGATCCGATATTACAACGGCAAGATCGAAGATCCGGGCGAGTTCCTCGACACCATCGTCAAGGGACTGGAAGCCGTTCAGGACGAGCACGAATTTTGTTCGACACCTGAGCAGCTCGAGGAAGCCGAGGAGATCGCAGCGCAATCGGGCTTCAAGCAAGCCAAGGAACGGATCATCGAGACGGTTTTGAAAAACAGTGTACTCAAACGACGTGGCGACATGATCGCAGCCGTCGAGAAAATGGAGCACGACGAATGAAAAGACAACACTATAACCGAAAGCCTATTCGTACCAAACGGGATGACGAGAGTCATGCGATGGTCAACATGAACGTCATGGTCCCTCGTGCGACGGCGAGAATTATTCAAAAGGTACACGAAAAGACCGGTCTTCCGATTTCTCGGTTGATTGCAATTGCTATCGACAACGAGGTGAGCGAATCGGTTTCGCCGTTCAATTACCCGTGCTTGATGCCGACGTCGCCTTACGTTGAATACGCTTACGCCGATGAAGCGGGTAAGCTCTTGCGATTCATTCAACTTTACGAAGAAAAACCCATGACCATTGAGCAACTCATGCTCTGCCGTAGGGACGCAGGAATTCCGTCGCGAGAGGTTTTCATGCTGGCCTATCGTGAGCTGCTCGAAAAGAACATGATCGAAGAATTTTCGCCGAGAAAAGAAACGTCAGAGCCAGGTAAAAAACGCATTCGCCCGGTGGCCGAGATTGTAGCCGATAAAACTCGTTATCGTAGCAAGCCTGAATTAGATGCCGAGGAAACTGATGAGCAATAAAAAGGGGAACACTATGACCATGTCCGTTGATGAATTGAAAACTTTCATGACCAAGCACAACCTCGGAGCGATCGAGCTTGCGCAGCTCTTGGGGATCACGCGCCCGGCAGTCGATCATTGGCTCACCGGTCGGCGTGAAGTACCGCCGCCGGCGGCGAAGCTCATGCGCGTCGTCGAGCAATACCCGCAGCTCATGCCGTGGGTTGGAGCGCTACAGTGAAGACGCACACGGTAGGGATTCAGTTCGAGGTTCCCGACGACATCGACGTCACCGAGGAAGATATTCGCGGGCTTGGTGAAGTGCTGGCCGATGCGGTTCGCACGCTTGTCTCCAAGAAATCCCCGCCAGGCAAGATCTGTCAGTGCGAGGATTGCGTGGCAGCACGCTCGCGCTTCTCGGTCGTGCCAAAAGAGGAGATGAACTAGATGAACACATTGGAAATCGAAGCGGCACTTCAGCGGGTCATGATCAGAAAGATCCGGCATGAAATGATCGACTCGATGCCGAGGTTTTTCTTGCGTGCCATCGCAGCGGGTGGTCGTTGGTTCTTCCTCGGCATGGCGTTCGGTATCGGCTGGCGCTTGGCCGAGCGGCTTGTGTGAATGTGGAAAACTCTGTGGACCGTGGGGATAACTAGATCTCCTTATCCTCCATGTCGGTGATCACGAAGACCTTATCCTTCACGGTCATGTCCGGATTTTCGACCGGGCGGATCTTCTCGCCCATGTGTCCCGAATACTGAAGCATATCGATAGCTCGCTTGATGCGTGCCTCGCTGAGCGGATCGTTGCAAGTGCGGAAGTGCCCGATGATGACGTTTTTCGTCGGGTACTTATCGTTGCGGCGCTGCTCTTTGACGAAAGCGAAGACGCGCTCATTGTCGGTGAGTTGCTTCTCGGCTTCTTTTGCCTTGGTCGGCGTGAGATTTTTGCGGGAGAACAGGAAGCCTTCGCGCAGGATGATGAACGGCTTGTTGTAGAGCGGGCTACCGTCGGAAAATTTGTTCACGTTGCAGAGCATGGCCGACTGACCGTCTTCCAAAGTTTCGCCCGTGAGTTCCTGGTACTCGTCTTCAAAGAGCGTGCGCAGCGTGCGAGAAACCCGTGCATTTGACGGAAGACCCGTGCCGCCGCGCCCGGCAAACTGACTCATGTCCTTGGCGCTGCTCGAGGCTTTACCCATATGGTTGATCATCTCAACGCACGCGTGCGAGCGATCGACGAGTTCGCTCATGAACTTGGTGACGGCTTTGTTCATGTCGTTCAGCGCCGACTCCGAACCCCAGAAGCTAGAGATCGGATCGAAGACGATCATCTTCGGCTTGATGTCATCGACGGCTTCGAGTACCTTGCGCATGGCTTCGCTGTTGGGATGCAGGAACCCTTGCTTGTCCTTCTGAATCAGGCAAAGGTCGGCATCTTTTTTGATGACAATTGAGGAGAGGATCGCTTGGATCTTTTCGTTGTTGCCGACCCCTTCTTCAAACAGGCCCATCTGGCGCACTATTGCACCAAGCATCGCCGCAAGTTTTTTATCGGTGTCTTCACCCGTAATGAAGAGAGTCTTGCCTTTTTGTTTACAGTCAAAACCCAAGAAACGCTCGCCGAGTGCGAGGCAGATTGCTTCGAAGAGCTTGAGCGTGGTTTTACCGGTCCCGCCGTCGGCGGTCGTGATCGTGATGTCTTCAGTTGACCAGTCTTGGAAGAGCTGCGGCTTGCGCAGCTTCGACGTGTTGAGCAGATCCTCCCTGGTAAAATAGTTGGGAGTCCAACGACCGGGTGCCGTTGGTGCTGCCGGGATCATGTCGATCATCGGCACAGGTTCAGTCGCACCGAAGGGTGAGACGATGGGTTTCTTCGCACCGCCGTCAAGACCGGAAGAGATTGTTGCCTTAGCTTCATAAATCGGTTTGCCGCGCGCGATCGCTGCCCGGAGAAGCGCTTCCTCGGCATAAGCTCTCGTTATGGAACCGCTGGCGACGAGCTGACCGAGCTTAAATGCCTCGGTATTCAGTGTGTTGTTGCTCTCGCCGGGTGCCGCTTCGCGCACGGCTTCAAGCGACTGCTCGATAATTCCTTGTGCGATTTCAGGAGCGACCTTGACGGCCGAGCCTTCGTGTTGGTACACGGGCTTCTCAGCGTGTTGTAAAAGCCAGGGCGGCGGATATACGATCAACTTAGAATCGACACCATAGTAGAGTATATAGCCGCCCTCACCCCTCACATCCAGGCCTGGCAAGAAACCGACTCGATTCCCATAAATCTTACCGTCCTTAGGATAACGAAAGAGCCAGTGCTTCCCGCCTGATCGAGTCGTTTGTGACATGGTATCCGGAAGCTGAAAATTTTTTATCGTTTCTAAACCGCCGGACTTTACGTCTACGTCGAGAACAAGAAGATCGTTTACGATACCAGTAGGGATCCCCCAATAGTGAAGTCGATCGCGAAAGAGTTCCTGCCATAGCCGGATCTGTTCCGGGTCTGTTGTAGCAAGCTGCTGCCAATTTTTAATTAGCGGCACTTTGCGTCCATCGGCAGTAATAGTACAAGGGAATATCTTAAACACCGAGGCGTCTCGTTTCTTCTCTGTAGCGTTTGTGTGCCTCTGGTTCGGTTGCGAAGTAGCCGAGACTAACGCTTCGCCCGTTGATCTGAATTGCGGATTTCCATTTTTTTGTACGTCTACAGTATGAAGCACCGACTAACCGCCCTTCACGATGGCGTTTTTTATTTTGAGCGTTGTGTCTTGCGTTTGTTGCTCTCAAGTTTTCGATTCTATTATTGAAACCATTCCCGTCGATGTGATCGACCTGTTTCGGCCACTCATTTTTCTCAATGAAATAGATGAGACGGTGAACATAAAACAATTTTTGTTTGATTCTGATTTTTAAGTAGCTTGTGTGCTCTTTTTGTTCAGGTGTTCCAGCCAATCGTCCCTTCAAATAAGGCGTCGTCTTTGGCGGGTTCTTCCAAATAAGAACGCCGCGCTCTCGGCTGTACTCGAAAAGATGTAGGAGTTCTTCTCTCGTCATCTCATAGCCCCAGGAGTTTCTTGAACGCTTCGACGCTGTTCACGAAGCCCGCGATTCCACCACGGCTCTTGACCCACTCGATGAAATTGCGTTGGGCTCGTTCGCGTTTGTCCGAAGGCGAAGGTTTCCATGCTTCTTCCTTGACCTCGATGGCGGTGAAGATTCCGATCTGCCTGCCTACCATGTCGGGCGTGATCGTGATCGTCGTGATCCCGATGAGGTCCGACGACTTCGTATTTTCGCTGTGCTTCTTGGAGATGTTGCCGAGACCAAAGAAGATCATGCGCCCGTTGCGATCGGGCAGAGCGCCGGAGTTGTTGCGCATCAAGATCATGCCGTGCTTGGCGGCTTCGATCTGCACGAGCTGTTGGACCTCGCTCTCTGGTCTCATTGCAGCACGACCTTCGAGTACGTGATCGGGTTGGAGTAGATCATCTTCTTGCTTTGCAGTCGTCGGATCGCACCGCGCATCCGCCCTAGGTTCTTCGGCGTGTGCGGGATGTCGAGCGCTCGGCGTATCTCATCGAATGTGAGACACTCGTATTCGCTATAGAAGAGATTCAGGATTCTCTCTTCGAGGCTTGGCGTTTTGGCTTTCGTCATCGTGACATCTCGTTTGCATAGCGGATCGTTCGTTCTTTCAGATAGCGCGCGTGCCGGAACAGTTGGCGGATTGTCTTCGGCTCATCTAGAAGTTCGTTGGTCAATTGCCAGCCGTCGATGTTCCAGCTCATGAAGATGTTGCCGGTCCGTGCGCGAAAGCATCTGAATCTTGCGAAGTGTTTCACAGCTCGACTCCTGCGAGCGATGCGACGGCATCGTAGTAGCTCGCTTGCGGGTTCTTGGTGAGCACGAGGAAGTCGCGCACCTGCCAGATGTACGCGTCTTCTTCGGGCGTGATCCCTTCCGGGTCTACCTGCCGTTGGTTCCGCTCGCCTTTGCCGTCGTAGAAAAACGGGTGCGTGTCGTATGCGATCGGCAGCTCACAGAACTTGCTTTGCTTTTTGAAAATGAAGAGCGCTCTTTCTTTTGTCACAGCCTTTGCCCCTTTACCTCTTGCAGGTATCTTTGATGAGCTTCGAATTCCGTATTGAATCTGCCGAGATATTTTTGTTTACCGTTTTTCAAGCGAACACTTGATTGCCACAATCCTTGCCGCTTGTGAAACGATGCACCGACCAGCTTCCCTTTGCGGTGATAGGTTCTGTTTTGTTGATTCATTCTTGGTGATACGGAAGCTAAGTTACTTATGTGGTTGTTCAGTCCGTTACCGTCTTTGTGATCAATACAGTTCGCCCATTCATTTTTCTCAAGAAACCAAATAAATTGATGGACCGAATAGAGCTTCCTGAAAATGGTGATGCGCCTATAGGTGGTGTTTCTCTTTTTCTTTATTGTTCCGGCCACCGTTCCTGCTAGGTATGCGTTGTATTTCGGCGGATTTTTCCAAATGAGAACACCGCGTTCGCGATCGTACTCAAACAGATGTAAGAGTTCTTCTCTAGTCACCACACACCTCCGTTCTCAATTGCATCAAGTGTTTGAACCATATCCGCTTTTGGTTCCGAGAGCGCCTCGGTGATCGTCTTGCCTTGCTCGAGGTAGAACTTTTTGTGAATCGAGCGATCGCTCAAACCACGCTGGCGCCAGTAGCCCGCCCAGCGAGCGATCGAATCGACGAGATCCTTCTGCGTCTTGATGCGCTCGGCTTGGTCCTTCATCGCCTTGATCCCGGCCGCTCCGCCCGCCGCTCTAGCGACACGCTCGGCGACTCGAGCGGGATCCTCGAGGTGAACCTTTGCTTCCATTTCTCGGATGAGTTCAGGATCTATCAGAAAGAGATCGCCGTCTACCTGCGCCGGCCCCACTCTGCCGCGGCCTTCGCCGGGCTTTGGCTTTGGAACCTCAGTTCCACAATAGGGGCAGGCCGTGAGAATCCGGTCGTAAGGCGCGTTGCAAGCGTGATTCGAGCAGATCCGGATGAGGTTCGTCCGGTCCCGCCGGCGCACGATGCGGTCGAGCGTCCACTTCCGAGGCTGGCAAGGAAGCCCGTGCTGAGTGACGTTGCCGACGTGATCGATGACGATGAGATGTTCTTTGCCGGGCGCCGGGCGCAGGCCACGGCCGATCATCTGAAGGTACTTCGAGAGCGACATCGTTGGGCGTGCCATGATCACGCATTCGATGCTGGGCACGTCGAGACCCTCGTCGAAAAGGTCCACGTTCAGAAGCACCTTGATCTTCTTATCTCGGTAATCGATGAGCGCTTGGAGTCGTTCTTTGTCGTCGGTCTCACCGGTCAGGAGCTTGGCGCTGACGCCGGCTTCGAGGAATTTCTTTTCGGTCTTCTGACCGGCGCCGATGTCGGACGAGAAGACGATCGCTTGCTTGCCGGCGGCGAACTTCAGATAGTTCGTCACCACGTCACCAACGATGTGCGACTGAGCGGAAGCGAACGCCATCGCCTCGCGCGTGTAGTCGGCACCTTCGCCGGCTTTCTTCAGGTATTGTTGGTAGTCGGAAGCGGGGACGGCGATCTTGTACTTGCAGAGAAATCCGTGGTCGATTCCCCACCGGGTGTTGGGTCCTTGGACCATGACGTCGAAGACGCCGTCGGCGTGTCGTCCGAGGCCACGCTTATCAAGACGTTGCGGCGTTGCGGTGACGCCAAGACCGATCGCGTTTTGGAAATAACCGATCGCCCGCCCCCACTTGTTATCGCGTAGAACGTGCGCGGCTTCGTCGGTGATCCACATCCTGATAGATTTCGCCCACTTCTCATGCTTCACGATCCTTGCGTTGAGCGTGTCAACCGAGATCACGGTAACGGGTGCATTGTAGTCATAAAACTGCCGCTTCAGCAGTTGACGTTCGGCCGCCACGATTCCTAAGATCACGGGTCTCGGCGCAATGATGTTATGGGGAATGCCTTCTTCGGCCAAGGTCAGGCAGATCTGTTGGACCAGCTCTTTGCGGTGGACCATGATCGCCGTCGGAAGTTTCGGCTGAACAGTAGCGACGATCGCTTTGTCGATGGAGATGGAACAAAACGTCTTCGTTTTACCGAGACCTGTCGGCATCACTAATAGGACGTTACGATGACCGGCATCCCAGGCTTCATAGATCTTTTTTTTCATCTCCTCTTGGTAAGGACGCAAGATCAAAGGCATCAGCGCACGTCCTTGAATGTGTAACCGCGCCGAGCCCTGTGGATGGTCTGCCAGTTGACGTTAAGTTGCTTTGCTAACTTTCTGAGAGATAAAGAACTTTTTCGGATAAACAAAACCTGTTCGTTGGTGAGTTTTGCGCGGTAGTGCTTATCGTCGCTTCGACCGATATTGATTCTATTTTTCTTGATCGCGTCCTGAGTGTTGTCTCTTGCTGTACCTAGGAAAAGATGTCGAGGATTTACACAAGAAGGGTTATCGCAGCGATGACATACGCGCAGAGATGCACTTACCGGACCGACGAAAAGAGTGTAAGAAATTCTATGAGCCAAGACACTAATCTCCGGGTAGCCTTTAAAAACACCGTAGCCTTGCTTATTTTTAGCCGCGGACCAGTTCCAACAATCTTCAGAAGAAAGCAGGCTGAACTTTCTTACGAAGCGCAACAGACGTTTTTCCATACCGAAGATGATTCTTTTTCTTCAGCGCTTTTGTCAACGTCGTGACTCGTTGCTCCCTTTATTTAATTCTTGCATCGCCGAAAAACGAGCGCTATATCTCATTGAAACCCAACGGAGGTAAACAATGTTTCAGATGATCATCAAGGCACACTCGCCGCAAGAACTGCGGACCAAGATCTTCGAAGCCGCTCGCGCGTTCGAACAAGATCACATCACCAGCGAGCCACCAGTCGGCATCAATGTACCGGTTGATTTCGCTGGCGATGAAGAAGACGGTCCGGTTGCGTCGATGGAAAATAACGGTGCGGACAGGGCCGTTGTTCCTGCGCCGAGAGAGATCAGCAATCTCGCTGAAGGACTTCCGCTTCCGCATTTCAGTGCGGCCGCTGCCGCTCAAACTCACGCGCCTACTGCCGCTACTGGTGGCGATCTCGATGCGAGGGGTCTTCGGTGGGACGAGCGCATCCACGCCGCCACGAAAACGAAAAACAAAGACGGCACCTGGCGCAACAAGCGCGGCCTTGAAGAAGGACACATCAAAGAAATCGAAGCGCAACTTCAAAGCCAAGGCCCCGCTCAAGTCACGCAAAGCGCGCCCGCTCCGCAAATCCCGGCAGCACCGATCGCGCCGCCGGTGATCGCAGCACCCGTGATTCCGCCCGCACCGGCACCAACGATCGCCGTCGAGACACCTTCGTTCGCGCCGCCCGTTGTCCCTACTGTTCCGGCGACTCCGATCGCTGCGGCTACTGCACCTAGCTACGAGAACATTCCGATTCCGGCGCAAGCGCAGAAGCCGGCGCACACGTTCGAGACCTTTCGCGCGAATATCATCAAGGTGTTCGTCGATCTTCTCTCGGCTGGGAAAATCAATCAGGAATACATCGAGCGTCTCAAGACTTACTTCGGCGTTAAAGAGGCTTGGGATGTCAAAGACGATGAGACCAAGGCACGCGAGCTGTTCGAGAACTTCGTCAGCCACGGCTTGATCACGAAGGTTGGGTGAAATGGTAGACGTCGAGATCCGCTGTTCAAAACTCGCGCGCGTTATGGAGTGCGCCGGGTCGTTGTTCTTCGATCTCCCGCCGGAAGAAGATAAGCCGGCGGCGATGGAAGGTACGGCCGCGGGCGAGCTACTGCGCGCGATGCTCGAGACCGGTGACTTGGATCACCCGATGGTGCAGGCGTCCAACGGTGTCGCCATCGATAGCGATATGCGCTTCTACTTGAAGCCGATTGCCGAAGAGATCTTGAACCGCGCCGATGGTCCGATCCTTTGCGAACAGAAGATCGATTGGATGAGTCGCTCGGGAATCGTGGTTCACGGATCTTACGACGCCTCGTATGTGTTGAACGACGAAGTGCTGTGCATCGACGACTTGAAGTACGGCTGGGGAATTGTCGAAGTCTACCGGAACTGGCAGCTCTTGGGGTACGCGATCGGTGAAGTGATTCGCCGCCAGCAATACTTCAAGGAAGTCCGCGTTCGGATCATGCAGCCGCGTCCGCACCACGAAGACGGTGACGTTCGCGAATGGGTGATCCCGTACAACGAGCTACTCGTCTACAAGGAAGAGATCGAGAAGCGCATGGATCAGCTCGCCGCCGGCGACAAGACCCTTCAGACCGGCAAGCAATGCAAGTATTGCCCGGCTGCGGGCGAGGCGTGCCCGGCGTTCAACAAAGCGTTCTGGCGCGGCATCGAGATCGCACACGAGTTCTTGCAGGACAAGATCAGCGACCAAGAGCTGAGCTTCCAATTGGATCTCGTCAACCGCATCGCCGACGTCGTGAAGATCAAACAGGATTCGATCAAGCAGCTCGCCGTCGATCGTATCAAGGCGGGCAAGATCATTCCGAACTACATCACCGAGACCAATCTCGGCGATCGGAAGTGGAAAGCCGGGATCAGTCCCGAGATCGTGAAAGCGATGACTGGTAAGGACATCATCAAGAAGGTGATGCTCTCGCCGGCAAAGGCGGAGAAAGCGGGCGTGCCCAAGGAGTTCGTCAACGCCTTGGTCGAGCGTCACTTCCTCGGTCAGAAACTCGTGCGAAAAGATGCAAGTCAACTAGGAGATAAGATCTTCGGAAAGGGAGCACCCAAATGATCAAGAGGCTTTTACAACGCTGGCTATATCCGGATCTCGTTGATGAGAACCAACGGTTGAAGGCGGAGCTGATCAAGTACAAGTTGGTACTTGGTGATGCGTATCTCACGCTCGATAAAATCGCTCTGCGAGACGACTCGCCGTCGATCGACTTGAGCGCGATGGCTCTTCACTGCATCGAGAAGCACCAGATCAACGTGAAGCGAGGCAGCCATGTCACCGTTTGAAGAAGCCGACGTTACGATGGAGCCGCCGGGTCCGCAGAATCCGCTCGACGATCTCGAGTTCATCATTCACGGCGCGCTTCAGGAGATCGAAGTCTTGCGCAAGCGGAACCAAGAGATGTCACTGAGACTCGATATGTTCGACGACGTGATGACCCTCTTGCGCTCGCGTCCGGCCGGTAGCGAATTGGCAGAGTGTATCTATCCCGAGACGACCGCGATCCTTCGAAAGAAACTGAACGCTTTAAAATATGAACGTCAGAAAAAGGAGATGAACAATGACGCAAACAAGCCAGGGTAAAACCGTGATGATCCAAGGTCGCATCGTGTGGACCTCGGGTGATCTCTTCAAAGGGAAGCAGCGAACCGATCAAAACACACGCGCACCGCTCATGAACCCGGACGGTACGCCCAAGATGGAGTACGGTTTTGGTCTCGCCATTCCGAAGTCGGCGCTTCAGCAAGGGCAGTCCGGGTTCGACCTTTGGGCAGCGATGCACGAAGAGGCGGCGCAGATCTATCCGTCGCGCCAATACCCGCCGGCGTTCGCGTGGAAGTACAAGGACGGCGACGGCGTTGATCACAACGGCGTTCCCTTCTCGCAGCGTGAAGGCCATGCGGGGCATCTCATCTTCTCGATGACGACGTCGCTCCCGATCAAATACTTCCGCCACGAGAACGGCTCGAACATCTTGATCAACGAAGGGATCAAGTGCGGCGATTACGTTCAAGTCCAAGTCCAAGTGAAAGCGCACGGCGCAGTCGGACAGGGTAAGCCCGGTTTGTACCTGAACCCGATGGCGGTTCTCTTCCTTGGTTACGGTAAAGAGATCGTGAACCAGCCGACCGGCGATCAGATCTTTGGTACGCAAGCGCCGATGATTCCGCCGGGTGCCTCGGCTACGCCGATCGCGCCGACCAACGCACCGCTCGTTCCGACGGGCGCGCCGCAGATGCAGCCGATGCCGGGAATGGGATACGGACAGCCGGCCGCCGCACCTTCGCCGGTCCCTGGCTTCGGTGCAGCCTCCGTGCCACAGCAGCCGGCAGTCCAGCCTCATTATGGCGTACTGCCGCAAGCGCACCAACCTCAATTTCAGCAGCCGGGGATGCCCGCCCCTGCACCTGTACCGCAACAGCCGGTGTACCAGCAGCCGCCGCAAGCGGCCCCGCAAGGGATGCCTGGTATTCCGCCGATGCCTGGATACGGGCAGAGATAGGAGAGTCTTCGTGCTTTGCCGCCCTCGGTCCCTCCCGCGGGCGGCCTTTTGTGTAGGTGAATGATGTTACCGAAGCTGTACTACTACGATCTCGAGACCTATCTGCACTGCTTTCTCTTCACGGGGAAGTTCGCAGACGATCCGAAGCTGCAAGTCTTCGAGATCTCGCGCCGTCGCAACGAGAAGCAAGCGCTGCTCGATTGGCTCTCCTATTTGCAGAACGACAATGCGACGATGATCGGCTTCAACAACCTCGGTTTCGACTACCCCGTTATCCATCATTTGATGAATGAACCGTACACGTTCGATGCACAAAAGGCATATCTATTTGCGCAGCAACTCTTCGCCTCTCAGCGTGGCGAGCGGAACTTGCATCAGATTTGGATGAGCGATCGGATCATTCCGCAGATCGATCTCTTCAAGATCAACCACTTCGACAACCCAGCAAAGAGCACGAGCCTGAAAGCTCTGCAATTTGCGATGCGATCGGAGTCAGTCGAAGATCTTCCGTTCCCGCCGGACGCCGAGCTGACTGACGAGATGATCGAGAAGCTGCGCGAGTACAACGCGCATGACGTGGTGAAGACCGAGATGTTCGGAGAGAAGTGCTACCACTTGATCGAGATGCGTAAAGAGCTGCTCGACAACGGCGTGCTCTCGGGTGACGTCTTGAACTTTTCCGACGTGAAGATCGGCGAAGAGTACCTGATCAAAAAGATCGGGCGCACCAAGTGCTACGCAGGAAGCCGGCCGCGGCAAACGTTCCGCGCCGAGATCCCGTTCCGGCACATCATATTACCGAAGATCTCTTTTAAGACCGAGCCGTTCCAAGCGGTGCATGAGTGGTTTAAGAAACAGGTGGTGTATGTCAAATCAGAAGAGCGACCAAAACTTGAGACGACACTTGCTGGTCTCCAATTCCATTTCGGCGTCGGCGGAGTTCACGCATCCGTCGAGAACAGAGTATTCCATTCGACCGATACGCACGTTATCAAGGACATCGATGTATCAGGAATGTATGTCGCAGTCGCGATCGCCAACGGATTCGCGCCCGAACATCTTGGTCAGGACTTTGTTGTCGCTTACCGTCAGCTTCAAAAAGATCGCGCCCAGTACAAGAAGGGCACGACGATGAACGCGGTCCTGAAGCTCGCCGGTAACGGCGTGTACGGGAAGAGCAACAACCCGTACTCTTGCTTCTACGATCCGCAGTACACCTTCTCGGTGACGGTGAACGGTCAGCTTCAGATCTGCCAGCTCGCCGAGGCGCTTGCATTGATCCCTGGTCTTGAGTTGATTCAAGCCAACACGGACGGCATCACGGCGTACATGCCTCGCTCGGTCGCTGCGTTCTTCGATCTTTGGAAAGCGGAATGGGAATCGCAGACGGGACTGAAGCTCGAGGAAGTCGAGTACGATGCGATGTTCATTCGCGACGTGAATAACTACATTGCCGTTTACAAAGGCGGCGGTGTGAAGCGCAAGGGTGCCTACTGGTATCCGACCGAGGAGAAGGAATACGAGGGTTGGTGGAACAAGGATTTCTCCAACCTCGCTTCGATCAAGGCAGCCGAGCAAGTCATGGTCAACGGCTGGCGCACGGAAGAAGTCATCCGCTGCGTGACCAACCCGTACGATTTCTTGCTGCGAGCCAAGACGCCGGCGGGCGCGAAGATCTACATCGGCGATCGCGAGATGCCCAAGACCGTGCGCTACTACGTGTCCACCGCCGGCGAGCCGATGAAAAAGATCTCGATGCCCAAGGGTGAGATCGGCGACTGGAAAAGAAGGAACGGAATCACCGACGCTTTCTATCAAAAAGTGCTTGCCGAAATTCCCGAAGGCGCGTGGGACCACAGGATCCACACCAAGAACAAAAGCAAATACGAACAGGTTATAACGAGCATCGAGAGCGGGCGCTTGGTGAAAGAGTGCAATCATGTAGGGAACTTCAATTGGTCGGATGTTGACTACGCCTACTACATCGAAGAGACCAAGAAGTTGTTGATAGGAGAGAAGCCGTGAACGGAATTTTCAGCCAAAGTGAAAGCGAGATCCTCGAGATTCTTGGACGAAGGAAGATGAAGATCCGCGAGATCGCCGAGCAGCTCTACGATTTCGAAGAGTCGCCGGAAGCTGGCAACGTCGTCGCCGGCATGATCAGAAGGATCAACGTGAAGTGCAAACATCACCGGCTACCTTGGTACTTGAACGGTGAAGGAACCGGCCGCGGCGGGAGAACAGTATGGCGCGACAAGAGATGAAGCTCTACGCCTACATCGTCACCGACGAAACGGGAGAGAAGCGGATCCTGAGTATCCCGACGAAAGACGGCGAGCTACCCCTGGTGGCGAACAACGTCGAGGAGCTGAGCAAGCGGGAGTTCCGCGATCTTGCGCGCGGGATGCGTAACCGTGGACAAGTCGTCGAATTGATTTCGTTCAGCAAAGCAACTGTACTTGAGAGGTATGATTAACAACGGAGGGGCGAATGGCACTTGAGACTCTGAAGGGCGTAGATAGCATCGGCGGATTCAAAGTCGTAGTGATGGACGAGCTGCGGGAGAAGTACCCGCACAAGTTCAACGAGTCGGGCGCGATGGACTGGCAGTGGTTCGAGGCGGAGATCCGCCCGCACGCTTTCATCTACGTGCGCAACGACAAGAACTCGATCAGCTTCACGATCCAGAACGGGCCGATCAAAGAGCACGGCGTGAACGGCTGCCAAGTCGGGACGCTGATCGCCGCTGCGAAGCTGATCATCGAGCGACTGAACCTGAAGTACCCGTGCCGTGAAAATTCAATGACGATCACGAAGCTCGACGAAGCGCTCATGTGGCTCGAGAAGCGCACCAAGGATCGCGAGGCTCGTGGCGTCGAGGGGTTCGACAAGCCGTGATGAAGCCGCAGAGGTGGACAGATAGCGGGCTGGAGATTCTTTGCGAGGATTGCGGCACGATCTTCGTAGAGAAGGAATGGAGTCAGCCGATCATCTGCCCGACGTGCAATAAAAAGCCGGCGGTCGTAGGGGACGCGCCGGCCACGGAAACTAATACAGGAGGTCCGGTGGGTTTACCGGATACCTCTTCATCGGACGACGGTGAGAAAACTTGAGAGGGGAAAATGCACAGAGATTCCTTGGGGTTAATCGTGCAGGCGGACGGCGACGGCGGTGATACGTGCCAGCGCACGGGCATGTACTGGTTCGGCCGCTTCGTGAACGACGGCAAATGGCTCGAGAGCACGTCTCGGCAATTCATGGCGGAAGCAACGAAGCTCGAGGTCGGCCCCGGCATTCTCGTGCGGCATCCGGAGCAGCCGGACTTCCGCTCCGATCCGCAAAGCACGTCACGCGACCAACAGGATCCTCTCGTCGTGGCGCTCGGCGTGCTCGAGCCACTTTCGCCCGTTGGGAAACAAAAGCAGCTCTTGAACCGGATCTTTCGCGCGCACAAGGATCGCTTCTTCAAGTACCAGAACAAAGACATCGCCAATCCGCAGACGTTCGGCCTCTACATCCGAGCGTTCAAAGCTAAGTGGGCGTACCCGTTTCTCTTCCTGACCGATCTCGGTCTTCTCTTTAACGCCTTCGTCGCACCGACGCAGCGGAACCCCGACGACACCGACGACCTGAACCACATCGTACGTCTCACGCAAGCGGCAATCATCATGCCGACGCCCGTCTCGTGGCTCGCGCGCAGGCTCTACGCTCGTTGGCGGCCGCCGAACTGCGGCTCGTCGATCGTGGCTCGACATGAATGGATAGGGCGTACGGGAGTAGATCCGAGCGTTCTACCACCGCTTGAAAGTAACCACGTCATGGGCGCGTTGACTTGGTACTTCCGCGCGCAGAACAATGGAAACCCCGAGATCGCCGAGACGTATCGGCCGATCATTGCAAAACTCTTTTCGAGGTGAACGATGGGACACGGACACGTCATTCCAAATCTGGACGGCTCGACCGCTCGCTGTGGAGGACCTGCACTCTGTGACGAGTGCGCGCGTGAGCAGGCAACGATGAACCTCGTGCGCTCCATCTCGGGCGCCTCGAGCAAAGAGATCGAGTGGAGCGAGCTGCACGAGAAGATCGCCAACGTCATCAACGATGTCGTCGAGCTGCGACTGAAGCGGCGCGATCCGGAGATCGGCAAGTTCCTCTCGCCCCTGATCCTTGCCCTGACACGCGAACGTTTGGGAGTGAAGCAATGAGCGATACGAACGATGAGAAGCCGAAGAGGCGAAGGACAAGATCCTCCACCTCCCCAAGCATCTTCGTTAGAGCGCGGCTGCGAAAACCACGACGTCGCGGTTAGCACCTTCGGCTGCGTCGGAGACGAGCTTCAGAAAGCGCACGCCGTAGAAGTCTTTCGGATCGATGGCATAGTAGTTGTCGCTCGCCGTCGTGTAATCGACCGGCGTACCGCCGACGCCAACGACCGGACGAAACGTACCGTCTTTCGTATCACATGCCTCGAACGTGAAGCCGGTCCCCGTCATCGTACCGAGCAAAAGGCCGACGAGAACCATGCTGCCGAGATCGATCACTTCCGACTTCGTTTGACCGCTCGTGATGCGTACGGTTTGCGACGCTCTTCCTGCGACCGGTGCTGTTGCTCTCATTGCTTGCTCCTCCGTTTAAGATCTTCCGCAAGACCAGCGAACTGATCGCGGTGAATACGTTGTTTCTGTTCTTCACGTTTGCTTGCCGCCCAGATCTCGAGCGCCGTCACGACACCTTTCATAGCTTGGATCCCAACGAGAGTCACGCCGGCGACGATCGCCAATTGAACCCAAAGATGGAGAGCTTGGAAGGCGGCCATCAATCCTCTCCTCTTGCTTCGATCGCAGCGAGACGCTCGCGAGCGCTTTGGATCTCTTTCTGAAGATCGGCGATCGCCTCGCGGCAGTGCACGTCGGCTTCCATCGCCCGCTGCCTGGCCGCCTCGAGGACGCCCATCTGTTGCTGCATCCGATCGATTGACTCGCGATCGCCGTCGGTCTTGGTGAAGTGCCGGGTGACGAAGAAGCCGACGATGCTGATCAGCGAGACAATGAAAAACCCGACGACGCCAAGGACGACGGTGACGATTGTTTCGATCGGGATGCTCAAGTTCGCGAGCTGGCTCATTCTTCCACCAAGGCGATCAGCCCCTTCGTTGCTAGATCTTCCCAGTCGCGGATCTCGACATGCGGCAGCTCCCAGAACTTCGACCCCGGCTCGCCGTACCAGCGGATCCAGGGTGGGAGCGCGGGTGCCAGCACGGTCTTAAACCAGCTCGTCTCGTAGATGTCTTTGATCTTTGCGCCACCCATCTCGAAGAGATCGAGCGCGCAGTTATAGTTGTGCGAACTATAACCGTAGCGGGCCTTGCTCGCGCCGCGGTTGAAGAGGATCTCCTGCATCTCGCGGCCGCGCCCGGCCTCGCTGACGTGCGCCTCGGGATGGCCGGCTTGAAACGTCTCGAACCAAGCACGCAGGTCTTTATCGAAGCCTGGATACTTGTCGATGATCTCTTGGCAGCGCCCGCAGCGCCCGCTGTTGGTGTGCTTTAGCGCCATTTCTCACACCTTTGGAGCTTGCGCTGGAGCGCCTCGAGGTTCTCAAGCGGGATGCACGTCATCTCTTCCATTCGCTTGCTCTCGCAGAAGATCGTGTCGCTGTAACCGTCGATGAGCTTGCAGCTCCCGACCTCGTTACTGAAGAAATACGTGTGCGGTTCCCAGTCGGGCTGACGGTCGCGAGTCGCGCATCCGTTAAGCGTCATCACTAGGAGTAGCAGAACCGTCAACCACACCACGGTGTCGGAAAGATTCTTGAATTTTTCGGGCGGCCGCTCGCTTTTCATCATCACTCTTCGCGTTCCTTGCTTCAAGGATTGCCGCCCGCAGGATCTCGCGATCGGCTTCGTTTCGTTTCTCGAGGATCGCGTCCAGCACAAGATCCAATATGCGCTGGATCGCGATGATCAACCTGACGGTCGAGATCAGGCTGTTCATTTCTGCTCGGGCGGAACGGCCGGACTCTTTGCGATCGGTTGCAGTTTCACCGAGAAGAGCCAGTCGAGTGCGAAGACGAAGTAGCGGTACGCTTTCGACTGCTCGACTTTATCGAGGAAGAGATCGTCGCTGCTGGTCTTCGTCCACGCGACGTACGCGCGGGCGAGTGTGAAGATCGGCTTGTTCACCGCGCGCAAGAAGCCGATGAAGGCGAACACGCTGAGCATGAACGGATACTGATCCGCCGCCATCACGAGAAGGTTCTGAAGCATTTCTTCCATTACGTACCCCTTGGTTATCTGACTCTATATTGACCTGTGCATCGAATCCCGTGAGCGGCCGTTGTGCTCGACGTCCCTGCGCACCTGACCACGCGATGATGATTGTGACTGCCGCAAGGCCCGCGTGATCTTTGATGCTCTTAAAGTCCATGTGCTGCGCCCTCCTGGCGCCTTGTTATCTCGGCCCCATGCAAATGATGTCCATATCCGCGTCGGCCGCTGCGCCGCCCGAGTTATCGAACGCAGGTGAGCAAAGCGTGGCGCTCGTGCAGCTTCCAAACTCATACAATCGACCAGAGCCGCCGCTCTTGTTTCTCCATTGGCAAGACGGTGTTCCGCTGAAGATTCCGGAGGCGATATTGATCGCGTATCGCCCGGCGCCGGAGCGTGTGATTGAGGTGATCCATGATCCGGACTGGGAAGAAATCGTACAGGGCGAAGACGAGCAAACGGTATCAACAGATGCTCGCTCAACGCGCTCTAGTCCCGAGGAGTTGCTCGTAACCGAGTTCACCAAGAGTGGCCCCGCAAACCAGCCGCCGTAGTATTCCTCGACAATAACGACGCCGCTTTCTCCAGCACCGCCGCCAGTAGCGCCGGCCGAACCCGCTGCACCGATGGAGTAGGAGTAGGAGGCTGCCGGGTCCACGATGAGGGCTTCGATGTAAGCGCCAGATCCACCGCCAGCCATCGCAGCGCCCGCGCCGACTGTTCCACCGGAGCCGCCGCCACCGCCTCCGAAGCCGTTGGCACTGCGGCCACCGCCACCAGGGGTTCCACCGTTGCCGCCAGGGCCGAAAGCATTTCCGCCGCCATTGCCGCCGTTGCCGTTAACGATTTGAGCGCCGACCTGTCCAGGGCCCCCAGACTGAGAGAAAAGCAGAATAGCCGGAGAGTTGACGGTCGCAGTTGCCGCCGTGTTAGAAGCGCCCGCGTTTCCGCCGCCAGCACTCAGGAGAGAAGTGCCGAACGTGGTCGTTCCCCCGTTACCACCAGAGCCGCCGCGACCGTCGCCACCAGCACCGCCGCCCGCCATGCGGATACGGAGGAAGGTAGGTTTCGGGTTCGTGGGAAGCGTGTACGTCCCGGAGCCGGAAGTGAGGCGCTGAACCGTAGGGGCGCGCGGGATCGAATCGGGTCTATAGGCCGTCTCGGCGGAGGTCGGGAAGCGATAGACTTGGATCTCGAAGTCGCGCGCCGTGGTCGAGTCAGCAGAGATGTAGGGGTCGTTCGATGTGCTGGTCGAAAGGCCCCGGACTCGAAACTCAATGTTCGATTGCGCCGTCGTATATGTGAAGTAAGAAACTACAGGCGCGCCATCCGGAGCAATTTGCGCAGTATTTAGTATTTGCGTGGTTCTGGTGCCAGAGCTGGTCGAACCGTCGTAGCCGCGATAAACCATGCTCGCGTTGGTTCCGAGGGTTTCCGTAGAGAACCATCCCGAGAATACCACCATGTAGTGTCCCGGGGGCAGACTCGAGAATTTGATCCTTGGCACCTTTGTAGCGGGAGCTTCGGCTCTACCGTAAGTAGTAGGTGTCGCGCAGTCGTTGTCGGCAGCAAAATCCGTCAGTCCGACAGTCGCGTCACCCGTCGTCCATGCGCAATTGGTCGCTCCTGCATATTTGATCGCGCCGTAAAGCTCTGCTTGGCTGACCGTTCCCAAGTTGCGCGCCGGACCAAGGTAGCAGTCGTCAACGTAGATATTCGGCTCGTCAGATGCAACCGAGACGATGCGTAGGTAGACGTTGCCGCTCGTCGGGAACGGGAAGTTCAAGGTGCTTCGCGAGTAGTTGCTCGAAGACTGAACGGTTGTAGACGCGATGACGTTGGTGCCGTCGTACGCCTGAAGCGTGTGCGTTGCGGTTCCCGATGGCGTCTTGATCTGACAAGAGGCTTCGCCGTTTTGTCCGGAAACACCAGCGCCGGACGTGATCGCGATCGCCGCGGTTCGAACGAGTTGGCCGGCCGAGCCGGAGTCGAACGAGAGCGCCGACTTCCCTTTATAGACGTGCGACGTGCTGTTCGAAATACCGAAGGTGCCACCGGAGTTGGTCCAGCCGGCGTAGCTTCCCTCGAAGCCGCCGTTCGGAAGCAGGTTGTTCTCGATTATCTGAGAGCGATCGAGATCCGTGAGCGCGGCGAAGGCGCTCGAGACCAAGATCAGCGGCAGGATAAGAATCATGAGTCGTTTCATAAGCACTTCCTTTTACGAGAACGTCAGTTCAGAGCCGTGGACGACCGCGCGCAAATCGCTCGACATCGTGTCAGTACCGCGCTGGAGCGCGATCTTGATGAGATCGCCGGGCGAGACCGCAACGCCGTTGATCTGACCGCTTGAATCCGTGAGATCCAAGGTGACTGCGTACGGCTTGTTTGCCAGCGCCGCAGTCGCAAGGTTGATCGCCGCGTTGGTCGAGGTCCGTTGGTTCGTGGTGCTCGAGATCGCATCCGTGCCCGTGCGGATCAGCGTCGATACCGACTGCAAGAGCATCGTGCCGGTCGTGTCCGGCGAGTAGGCGGTCGTGCGCAGGCGGATTTGTCCGCCGGCGGTGTAACCTTGCGGTACGCGGAAGAGGCCGTAGACGGCTTGGTCAACGGCGTCCGGCTCGAAGAGATAGGATTCGACGTTGCTCTCGATCGTCGGGAGAGCGCTCGCCATCGACTCGAGCCATTTGAGCGCTCCGCCACCGCCGGCGCCCGATCCGACCTCAACCCATGCGCCGTTGGCGTACACCTTGGCCTTGTCGATCGTCGTGTTGTAGTAGGTGTCGCCGTCAGCGGCAGCCGACCCCTTGGCGGTCACGTAGGCCGCGTCGTCGGCGTAAGCGCTGTAGCGCTGGATACCAACGACGGCTTGATCGCGCGCAGCCTCGGCGTCGTCGCGGGCACTCTCGGCTGCCGTCTGAGCGCTCTCGGCTGCCGTCTGTGCCGTCTCGGCGGCGGTTTGAGCGGCTTCCGCGGCCGTTTGTGCTGCAACGGCACCGGTCTCGGCGGTCTCGGCGTTGGTCTCGGCCGTTTCCGCCGCAGCTTGCGCGGTTTCGGCCGCTGCTTGAGCGGCTTCCGCTGCGGCTTGCGCGGTCTCGGCGTTGGTCTCAGCCGTTTCCGCGTTGGTCTCGGCGGTCTCGGCAGCCGTCTGTGCGGCGAGTGCTGCGTCACGCGCAGCCTCGGCGTCGGTTACGGCTTGTTGGGCGTCCGCAACCTCTTGAGCGATCGAGGAGATGCCGGCGGCCGTTGTCACAGCCAGGTCGGCAGCGGCCTCGGCGTCTACCTTGGCGGCTTCCGCGTCGGTAGCGCTCTGAGCGGCGGCAGTTTCGCTTGCGGCAGCGGCGGTCTCACTTGCGCTCGCGGCCTGCTCGCTTGCGGCAGCGTTGGACTCCGCCAGCTCGGCGGCAACTTCTGACGCGCTCGCGGCGGTGGCGCTCGCGGCTGCGTTGGTGGCGGCCGTCTCGGCAGCGGCTTCAGAGGCAGCGGCCGCTTGCTCGCTTGCGGCTGCGGCGAGCTGAGAGGCTTGGGCGGCATCGGCCGCGGCTTCCGCCTCGTTCTTCCAGGTTTCGATTTCTTCGACCGTTGGTCCGACGCGGATGCCGTCGGCGTCGAGGTTCAGCGCGATCACACCGCCGGCGTAGTCGGCGAGATTCGTCGGGAGTTGACCGTCGAAATCCGCCAGCTCGTCGAAGTCGTTCAAGCGTAGAGACCGGCGCGCCAAATAAGACGCGCGCTGGATCATACCAACGATCTTGTCGAAGGAGTTCTCGATGCGCTTGAGCGTGAAGTCGAATTTGTTCTTGTAGGAATCCGTCTGCGCCGGCTCGTCATCGGCAAAGATGAGAAGCATCGTGTGACCCGAGGTCAGCTCGTCAACGAGTACGACCGTACCGCCACCGTCTTGCTCATCAAAAGAGATCTCTTCGATCAGATCGTGGTCTTCGTCACCACGGAAGCGATAGATCTCCTCGTCGTCGGTGTCGTAGATCACGATCTCGAGCTGACTCAAGGAAGTGATCTTGAAGTCGAACTCGTAGTCCGTGAGTGTACCGTCGCCGAGGTAGCGCTGGACCGTATCGTTGATTGGACGCATAGCTAAATCCTTCCGGTGCGGTTACTCGTTGTCAAGCGCAGCCACGTCTCGGCTCGCGCTGGAAACTTTGCGCGAAACCCACGACTTGAAGTCCTTGACCCGCATACTATTTTTGAAATCGTTCGCAGCCATCGCTTCGCCGGAAATCAGCAATTTCATCTTGGTATCGGCAGAAGCGCCCAAGACCTCGACTGCTTTTTCGGCGCCCAGAAAATGCGCGGCATAAAGGTTTTCAGTTGTTACGTCGATACCTTCTCGACCGAGGACGCGGGCGTTGTAGTCCGTGAACCATGCCATCGCGCGCTCTTGCTGCTCGCCGTCGGCTGCAACTCGACCTTCAGCCGTCAAAGCCAATTCCGGCGCGGAGTCCATGACGAACTCCCAAGTATCTTCCGTGAACTGATACAGACCCGCGGCCGAGCTGTTCGGGTTCTTCGCGAAAACGTCTCCGCCTGATTCGATTTGTTTGATCGTCTCGATTGCGCCTTCGGGGATCGTCTCATTTCGAGCGCCGTCTTTTGCCGGCTCAAGATCGAAGTCGATGTCCTCGAGAGCTTTCATGACCTCTTCGGAAACTTGTTCGTCGGCGGGCAGCTCCGCTTGCGCTTTTTTGAAATCGTCGAGCGTACTCTTGTACGTGTCAGCGAGCGACGGCACGAAGATACCGGGATCGAACTCCTTGGTCTCGAGCCAATCCCAAGCCTTGAATGCCGCGTTCACCGGCAAACCGCCCGTGAGGTACGAAGCGGTGAAGCCGATCGCTTTAGCTTGCTTGCGCGAGACCTCACGCTCGTCGTTCACCAGCTCCATGAACTGAAGGCCGACGGTCGCCGCGTAGTAGAGATCGGTGGCGACCTTCGTTTGCAGCGACGGCACGGTGCGGTTGTTCTCCGAACCCCATTGGTTTTCCATCACGAACTTGATGTCACGCACGAACGGCACGTTGCCCGAGATCGTCTTCACCGGCGCGGCACCAAGGTAGGCGAGCATCTTGCTGACCTTCGACTGTTCGTCGTCTTCGCTCTCTTCCTCGTTCCACGGCGTCGGATTGCCGCGGATCAGGTCTTCCATGATCTTCGCCATCGCGAGCGTCGTGAACATCAACGTCGCGGCCGTCGCGGCCTGGCGGTACTCTTTGCGGTTGAGACGCTGGCGAATCTCGCGTCCCTGGCGCATCGTATTGTTGATCGCGTTCCGCGCGTCGTTGAAGAACATGGCGACGTTCTTGTACTTCTTCTGAATCGGTGCGCGGTCGATCTGGCTGCCCGCGGTCAGCGTGAGCCGCGAGAGACTCGAAGCGTAGACCTTGGCTTGGTGATCCCGCTCCTCGGGCGTCATCTTCTGTACCGTCTCGAAGTCGAATCCGGGCGCGTCGCCTTGGAGAAACTGCGAGTAGGCGGAAATCGCAATGATCACTTTCTGCAACTGATCGACTTGTCCGAGCGCCCAGAAGCCTGAGTCGTTCACGAACTCCCGCATCGCATCCAAGGGAGCAAGGCCCGGCGAGAGGTTCTTCACCGGCATTTTCTTCGAGATCGCATCGCGCGTGTTGTCGTCGATGCCCTCGAGGTAGGCCTTGATCGCGGGATGGATCTCGCCGGCGAACTCGTAGAACTGACCGATTAGCGTCGGATTCGTCGAGAGCTTGCCGAGCGTTGCGAGGATGTGCTTCTGACCGCTCACGCCCATGCGCTCGAGCGCGTAGACGAGCGAGACGGGCTGAATCGCGATCGAGCCGACGTTACCAACGAGGTACGCGACCGAGAGACCCGAGCGCGCATTGGATTGCACGCGGTCGAGGAACTTGGTGCTGTCGAAGAGAGCGTTGTTCTCCATTGCGACGGATCCCGCCGCTTCGACGATCGTGTTCACGACGACGTTGTAGTCTTGCAGCCCAACGATAGCGCCCAAATCTTTGGCAACGGTCGGATCTGTCACGATCTTCAGCGCATGGGCAATGGGTTTCCGGAAATTCAGATCGTGTAAGATCATTTCAAAGCCCATGCCGATCGAACCCATCGAGAGGTTGATTGGTTCGTTCGAGCCGGTCCGCTTCTCGGTGTGTCCGTGGCGAGTCATGTCGTCGGTGTAGAAGTGATCGCGGAGCGCAAACTCTTTCTCGCCGGCGAGTGCCGCTTGCGCGTCGTCGGTGCGTCTACGGATCCGGTCGAGCGACATCTCCGAGCCGTAGTTGAGCGGGTAGTAGCCGCCCGGATAGACCTTGCCTTTGAACGTAAACGGCACGGCCTCGACGAACTCAGGCGTGATACCCGTGACTTCCTCGTGCAGCGCTTTCACGCGCGGGAAGTACGACTTGTAGAGGTCCATGATCCGCTGAGCGGCGATCGCGTGACGCTCATCAAGCTTGCGGTCCAAGACCTTGCGGATCGTGTCAATATCGGTGCCGAAGTTGTCGGCCATCCGTTGCAGGTTCCCCTCGTTGCCGTTGTTGAGCAGCATGACGAAGAGAGATCCTTCGGTGAGCTTCCCGTAGTTGAGCAGCGGATTGTTGGCGAACTCAGGAACCTCGATGCGGTTGTTCTCCATGCCCGCCCAGCCGCCGAGGCGAAGCGAACCCTTCAGCTTCTCGCCGAGCTTCTGCTCGCCGTTGAAGTCCGCGATGATGCGATCGACTTGCTTGCCGAGCGCGACCATGTCGGTGGCTTTACCCTGCTCGCCCTGGCCGGCGTATTTCCCGATGCCTTTGAGCGGCGCCATGATCGACTCGTTGAAGAGTCCGCCGACCTTACCGTTGTCCGCGTTGAGCAGGATATGCTCGGCGTTCTTCAGCATCGCGGCCGTGTCGTTCAAGATGTTGGCGAGCTTCTGCATCGGCGAGAGCGCGCCTTGTTTGACGACCGCGCGGTCCGGCTTGTAGTCGGGATGCATTTGGGCTTCAGCGTGCAGTTTCGCCACCAAGGCTTCGCGCGTTTGGATCTCGCGGGCCTCGTCGCCGTACTTCGCTAAAAGCTTATTTTTAAGCTTTGCCGTGTGCATGATCGCTTTGAGGCGATCCCCGACGGCCAAAACTTCTTCGACGGTCATCTCGTTGATGGACTGGCGAACGTCACTCAGCCGTTCGGGGATCTCAAAGTTTCCGTTGCCGGCTTCGACTTGTTCCTTCACCCACTTCTGATAGGCGCCCTGCTCAGCTTGGCCGCGCTTGGAAGGGTTCAAGTTGAAGACATCGACGATCTCGTTGTACGCATCGACGTAGAGCTTGCCGGCGTCTTTCAGCACTTGCTGATTGCTCTTGCTCTCCATGCGCTTGGCGAGCCGGATCACGCGGTTCACCTGACCGATGGCGATCATCTGCGCGATCGTGAGTTCGGAGTTGAGCGCTGCGGCTTCCTTGTTGATGAACGCTTTTTCGATGTCGTTCTTCAAGATCGCATCGACGGCGATCCGCTGCGACTTGCGCTCGCCGACTTTGAACTGCGTCGGACTCAGGTCGCCCACCTTGGTTTGAAGGGTGGCGAGCCGGGCTTTGTTCGTCAGCTCCTCGATGCGCGGGAGCGGGAGCGCGATACGCTTGATACCCTTCTTCGTCGCCGCCCACTTCTCGGACTTGAGGTACTTCATCTCTTGGAGATGGTTGTACGTTTGCTTGTGGTACGCCTCGGCGATCGCCGTGTGAAAGAGATCCGTGTTCTCCTCGGCTTGCTTGCGCAGGCCCGCGCGTTTCTTATCGACCGCGCCCTTGATCACTTCCTGGCGGCTCGGTGTGGTCG